GGAACAGTTACATCAATTATTGCTGGTACTGGCTTAACTGGTGGAACTATTACAACAAGTGGAACTGTTGCTTTGGCAACCAGTGGTGTAACGGCTGGTAGTTATACATCGGGAATTTTTACAGTTGACACTTATGGTCGTGTAACTGCTGTTACAAACGTAACTGCATACCACTTGAAAGGCATTACACCTTTAACCTCTGGAACAAACGCAACTTATACACTTCCACCTAATGTTCGTGCAATCTATGTTGAATGCGTAGGCGGCGGTGGCGGCGGTGGCGGTGTTGATGGTCAAGGTGCTGGTACTGGTGCTGGTGGAGGAGGAGGTGCTGGTGGTGGTTACGTTGCCAAGTTGATTACAAGTCCATCTAGTAGCTATACATACACAATTGGTGCTGGTGGTACAGGCGGTGCGGCTGGCGCAAATGGCGGTACAGTAGGAGGCGACACCACATTTACAGATGGCACTATTACATTAACTGCGACTAGTGGTAATGGCGGTAGCGGACTCACAGCCTCCGCAAGCAACGCTCACTATAACCAAGCAACTGGAGGCGATGGTACTGGTGGAGATGTTGGAATTGGGGGTCAAAGAGGCGGCGCACGTTCACGAGGAAACTTTGCTCAATATTATGGAGGCTATGGAGGCGGTTCTTTCTTTGGTCAAGGTGGTGGTGGTAATGCTGGAACTAATAGTTCTGGAGGCAATGGAACTAATTATGGTCAAGGTGGAGGAGGAGGAGGCGTAGATGGAACAACATCAAACTATGCTGGTGGAAATGGCTACCAAGGCGTTATCAGAATCACGGAGTATTATTAATGAAAACAATTATTATGAATTTTGAGGGTGTTGTAGTAAATGTTGGCGTCGGGGAACCATCTTCTCCAGCTCCTGATGGTTTTACCTATGTTGTTGTTAACGATGATGTTTGGGTTGGGCGAGGATGTATGCAAGCAGAAGATGGCTCTTTTTATGACCCTAATTTACAAGAGTAAACAATGAGCGATGAACTTATCACTAAAACAGAGGCTCGTCTTAACAGTCATGAACAGGTATGTGCTGAACGATATGCTTCTATATCTAAAAGCTTAGAAAGTTGGAATGTGCGAATAACTAAAATAGAGTATTTACTTTATGGTGTTATGTTGTGTGTTCTATTAGGCCCAGGAACTGCGGCTGAATTTGTTAAACATTTAATAGGGGTATGAAATTGATCCTATCAGTATCTGCCTTCTTGCGGCTGGCTTGGTTAAAAACATCCAAGCTGGGTGCGAGCTTTACAAACAAGCTAAAGAATCTTTTGTTGAAATCAAAAGAACTGCTGATGAAGTTGTTGCCATTGGTAAAGAAGTTAAAGGAATTTGGGGGACGCTTCTTGAATTCTTTAACAACAAACCTAAAGCCCAAGTTGCAAAGCCTACTGCCAAAACTAAAAAGTCTGATTATGTTGCTGTTGACGAGACTCAAGTTAAAATTGATATTGTCAAAAACCTCACAGAATTCTTTAAACTCCAAGAACAGCTAGCAGCACATATCAGGGAAGAAGAAGAAAAATCAAAAAATGTCTATGATCCTGACCAGAATCTAATGGAATCAGCACTCAATCGAGTAATGGCACAACAAGAGATGGACAGTTTGGTTATTCAAATCAGAGAGTGCATGGTATACCAAAGCCCACCAGAAATGGGGGCGCTATACTCTGAAGTATTCAGCATGAGAGAAAAAATTGAAGAAGAACAAACCCAAGCAAGGCTAAAAGAAGAAGCCAAAAAAAGGCAGGAGCTATGGCAACAAAGGCAGTTAGAAAAGCAAACAAAAATAACAACAGCATGGGTGATAGCAGTAGTATTCCTAGCTGGATACCTCCACCTGTGGTTCCTGTACCTAACCCATTAGAGGAGTCGCCAATGTGGTATCTAGGATGGGTTGCTGCTGTTGTATTAGTTGCTATATTATTACCTATAAATGCTATATTGTTTTCCAGAGCATATGAAACAGAACTTAGGGCTAAAGCAATTCTTCAAAAAACAGAACAAATACAAAAACAAATAGAACGTAAACAATCAAAACCAAAGGATGACTAATGAAGCAGTTAGAAAAAGACTCAGTATATAATCAGTTTGATACTGACAAAGATGGTGTTGTAAGTGACGATGAGTTAGCTCGTTCTGAGCGAATGATGATGATTGAGAATATGGATAAAATGGCTGATCAACAGCGTGTTATGGCATGGTTTGCTTTAGGGTTACCTGTATTACTTACTCTTCTTTTTGGTTCTAGTTTATTTATGTTAGATAAAGTATCTGCATTAACAGGTTTATTAACTACTTATTGTGCGGGTATGACTACTATTGTTGTAGCATTTATGGCAGCTCAAGCATATACCAGAGGAAAGATGCACGAATAATGAAGACAATATTAGCATGTATTATAGCTATCTTAGCAGCCCTTGGATTAGGATACTGGAAAGGTAGCTATGATGCAGGAGTAGAAACAGCATTACAAGTATCTGCCGCAAATAATGTTGCCAGAGAAAAAGAAAAACAAATGGGTGAAGTAGCAACAACATATGCTACTGTATTAAGAAAGAAAGAGAAAGATGCTGAAAAGAAAATTACTAATCTTCGTATTGCCGTTGCTAATGGTGAACGCAAGTTGTTCATTCCTGTCACCACCAAAGCCCCCAACTGTAGTGTATCAACCACCACAGATGCCTCCACTTCCAGCGGAAGTAATTCAGGAGAAACACGAGCCGAACTTAACGGACAGGTTGCTCAAGATCTTATCTCAATAGTAGCTGAAGGTGACAGTGCTATTCGTAAATTAAATGTTTGTATTAGTCAATATAATGAAATTAAGGATAAATTAAATGACCCAGTTAAGCACTAACTTTTCTTTAAAAGAATTAACTAAATCAGAAACAGCTACTCGATTAGGCTTAGATAATACCCCTGATGATACTGCATTAAATAACCTAAAAGTATTATGCGAAAAAGTATTACAACCAGTAAGAGATCATTATGGTAAAGTAACTGTTAATAGTGCTTATCGTTCACCTGAGTCTAATGCTGCTGTAAAGGGGTCAAAGACATCAGATCACTGCAAAGGTATGGCTGCTGATATTGAAGTGGTAGGCGTAGCTAATGGTGACTTAGCTCAATACATTAAAGACAATTTTAAATTTACTCAATTAATTCTTGAATTTTACACACAAGGTATTCCTGATTCAGGATGGGTGCATGTGTCGTATGACCCTAATAACCTTAAATGTGAGTGTTTAACTGCCACAAAACAAAATGGTAAAACTGTATACTTAAAAGGTTTACAACCCTAACGCAGACGTCCCCTAATAGAGAACAAGGAATACAATTGAAACGTAACGCCAAACAGCAAAAAGATCTAATTCAAACTCCTCGTGTATTTCATATTCAGCCTAAAACTTTTAATCAAAAGTTATTATTAGAATCAATAGACGAATTTGAAATTGTAGTAGCATTAGGTCCAGCAGGAACTGGTAAAACATTTTGTAGTGCAAGTAAAGTAGCTCAGTTATTCCTTAAAGGTGGTTATGATAATATCATCCTTAGTAGAGCTAATGTACCTACAGGAAAGTCATTAGGCTCGTTTCCAGGAACAGTAGAGGATAAACTAAGTCCTTGGTTATTACCAATTACTTCGGTGCTAGAAAAACAATTTGGCGTTTCTAAATATCAATATTTAGCTAATAAGAAAACAATTCAAATGCAACCACTTGAAACTATTCGTGGTAGATCATTTGAGAACTCATTGGTTATTGTAGATGAATGTCAAAATTTAAACTTTGATGAAATCAAGGCTATTACAACTAGGCTAGGTGAAAACTCTAAGATGATTCTTTCAGGAGACTCATCCCAGTCAGATGTATCTAATGGTAATGGTATCATTAAATTTTGTAAGATGTGCGAAAGAAATAATATTCAAATACCAATAGTTGAATTTACAACAGATGATGTAGTAAGATCAGATATTGTTGGTGCATTAGTTAAAATGTTTGTAAAAGAAAAAGTTTAAAGGAATTAATATGGCTACACCTATAGAACAATTTGGTAGGGGTGGGTGGAACGCAGATATGCCTCCTATGATCCTACCAATGAACACTTTTACAGACGTATTGAACGTAAGATTTGATGATGAATCTGTACAAGCAACTACTGGAGAAACCACTTCCAGAGTTGTTGTTATTGAGCCTGATTATGGAATTCATTGGAGAAGGCCAGATTCAGGATATAACATATTTGCTAAAAATGGAAACATAGTTAGAGTAGATTCTGCTGGTAATACATCATCTATGTTTTCTAGTTCAGCATCTGGTTATGCCAATAGTGATTGGCAAGGTACCTTATTTAATGGTGGTTACGCTGTTATTTTAAATAATGGCACTACTACGCCAGTATATTGTTTGTATGGTAGCCTTACTGCAGATTCAGCATTTCAACCATTACCAGGATGGAATTATGTTTCGGGTTTAACAGTAACTGCTAAGGTAATTCGTTCACTAGGTTACTCATTAGTTGCTGCTAATTTAACATTAAACCAATCTGGTATTTTAACTTATGCACCTAGCACTGTTAGGATATCTGTTCAAGCAGCTACAGGCGCAATACCCCAAGTATGGCAACCAGGATATACAACTGATACGGCAGATGAATTTGAAATAAGTTCTACTTCACCTATTTTAGATATGTGTGAATTAAGAGGGAATATGTTTATATATTCTTCTGATTGTATTAATATACTTTCTATTGGGGCTAACACTAGGGTTTCCCCTTATAGCAAATCTTATGGTATTTTAAATACAGATTGCGTTATTGAAGTTGATGGTAAACACTTTGTTGTAGACCGTAATGATATCTACACACATAATGGTTCAGGAGCTATTGAATCTATTGCTGACTTTAGAATTAAAAAGTATTTCTTTAGTAATTTAAATAAAAATTATATTAACAAAGTACATTTAGTTAAAAATTCTTATTATAAAGAAATATGGATTAATTACCCTAAAGGTGATTCTACAGTATGTAACGAAGCTTTAGTATTTAATTACAAAAATAATACATGGTCTAAAAGAACATTACCTTCTTTAACTTACGCATTTACTGGTCCTGCTAATGTATCTAATACTTTTCAATATGGAACTGAAGTAATATACATGTGTACTAACTCAACACAAACGTTAGTAACAGATAGTAATTATTTAATGTGGAATGGTTCAGCGTTAGCAACATACACATCATATATTGAAAAGAAAAAATTAAATACAGGTGATGTAACAGGTAGCACAATGATTAGTGCTGTGTATCCTATATTTGATCAAGTACCTAGTGATGCAAATATTACAATTAGGTTAATAGGACAAAACAATTATGTAGATAATGTAGATTTATCAACAGATAACCCTGATTTAAAAGATACATTTACATTTTTACCTAACAACGAAAAATCTCAAGGTTACAAAGTTGATCCAAGAGTATATGGTCGTGTAATAAATTATAGAATAACAACTACAGGCTATTGGCGTTTAGCTACTATGTCACTTGACTCTAAACAAATAGATAGGAGATAAAATGTTTAATCCACCTATCACAGATAACACAGATTTAAATTCCTTTTTAACTCAAATATTTTTAGATTACCAAAATAATTCTAGCACATCAAACTCAGTAGTATCAACTAATACTAATACTGGCTCAGTAGCAGATAATTCAGGAAATCTTGTTGGTTATTTATATAGGTATCTTGATGTTAAATATGCTGATGATTCAATAGGTACTAATATATCTGACAATCCTTATTTAAGAACATACTTTGGCATAAGGAATGATGATACTGTTATTGAAAGTACTAATCCAGCAGCATATACGTGGTATCAAGTAGCTGATGGTGGATTTGGTATTAGTAAAGTATTGTGGGTAGCTACTACTGGTGGACGATTTGCAACATTTGCAGTGTCTACAGAAGCACCTGATGATAGCAGACAATGGAGGATTGTTCCTCAAAGATCTATTGATTTAGATAACCCTTCTGCAGTATTTAACCAATATTTAATTATTAGATATGCGGATGATTCCGTAGGTACAGGCTTATCTACAACACCCACAAATAAAACTTATTATGGTATATACACAAGTACTGATGGTTCTACTTCAATAGACCCAACCTTATTTGATTGGGCTCCTTTTACCTTTGGAACTACTTATGAGTTATATTATAGGTCTTATGGTGGACGTAACATTGATTTGTTACCTGCGCAAACAAAACCGTTAGGGTATATTGAATACAAGGGTGATGTACTTAATTTAGATGTATCAACCTTAGGCACAGTAGACACTATTGGTATTGTATCTGAAAGCCCTCTTATTATTGAATCGCCATATAGGTATTTATTAGTGCAGTATGCTACTAGCATTACAGGAACAAGTATTAGTAATAACCCTTCAGGTAAAACTTATTATGGTTTACAAGCATCTGATGTGTTAACGGTGGATAACAACCCTGCTGACTATACATGGTTTGCAGCTGGTGGAACCTTTTTAACTGAAGTTAATTTATGGGTAAGAACTAACTCATCTAATGTAGTTCAATTTAGCTTAACTCAAAATGCCCCTGACAATTCTGGCTGGCAAAATATATGTGAACAATCTGAGTTGATTGACTATATTGATATGTATCAAAGAACAGGTAGTATTGTTACAAGCATTACAAGCCCTACCGATGGTAATATTTCATATTATACTAATGCTAGTGGTAGTACTAACGTTAATCTAACACCATATGGCCAAGGATCAACTACAAGTGGTTTTGATATTGACATTACTACAACATCAGTTATTGGTGTAGATCAATTTGGTAGAGTATACAGAACAGGGGTTGCTGATCAGGTGTTGTTTAGCTCAATGCTTACTACTGCAACATCAGGACAAACAGCATTTAGTTTCTCTAATGCACAACCAGACCAAATATTAGTATTTAGAAATGGTGGATTTCTTAAACCAGGAACTGATTATACAAGGACTTCAACTACAGTAACATTTACAAATGCCTGTGTACTGAATGATAAAATAGCAATGTATTATATTCGTTTAATTGATGGGGCAACTTCTGCTGATAAGGTTCCTTTTGTAACTTCTAGCTCTACGTTAACAAATGGACAAACATATATTTCATCAACCTATGCTAATGGCTCTGAGTTATTATTTATAAATGGTGTTTTGATTGTTGATAATGATTATGATTATTTTGGAACAGCACAAGGGTATACATTAAGAACAGCATCTCAAGGCGGTAATTGTGATGTTGTTTCATTTTCCTTTAACACTTCTAATGTTCTTATATTTGGTGAAAATATTACAGAAACAGTAATATCATCTGACAATGTAGTATTTCCAACACCATACTTTAGAAATTCGCATTTAATGTTTCTTAATGGCATGTTGTTAAGACCTACCTCAGATTATTCAATTCCAGGATCAGCATCAACTTCATATAATTTAACTGAAATAGGTACATTAAATATAGCAGGGCAGCCTTACCAATATTGTTCATTCAATAAATATGGAGAAGCTTCGGCATCATCAATAAGTGCTGCAGGAGTATTAGGTATGGATATGCCAGTTGTAATAGATAAAAAACCAACAATAGCGGATATGTTTAAAGTTATGCAAGATCAAATAGATGAACTACGTTTACAAGTGAAAGGTCAAACAAATGACACAAGCAGTTAATTTAGCAAACTTTGCTAATTCAGTTGATACTTCGGGTCAAGTACCTCCTACTGTATTAAATACCGTAGTTCCTGTTTCTAAGGGTGGCACTAATGCAGCAACAGCATCAGATGCAAGAACTAATTTAGGATTAGCAATTGGTACAGATATACCTAGTCCTACAGGTACAGGCGCATCAGGTACATGGGGTATTAATATTACTGGTTCAGCACCAAGTTTAGTATCAACAAATTTTACAATAATTGAGTCAGGCGGTAATCTTTTAATTAAATATGGCACAACAACTATTGTAACAATTTCATCTACTGGTACTATTACTGCTGGATAATTAAGGAGAAATAATATGGCAACAACAAGTATAGGAGCGCCAGGTGTAATATTTCCTGATGGAACTACTCAAACTTCGGCAAGTCCAGGTAATACGATTACAAGAATTTATTCAACACCCTCACCTTGGACAAAACCAGCATCTTTAAAAGCTGTAAGAGTGACTGTTTTAGGAGGAGGTGGTGGAGGTGCAGGTGCAAAATACGGTAGCGGTCTTTCGGATGACGAAGGTGGTGGTGGAGGCGGCGCTGGTGGTGGTTTTGGGTATTTTCAAGCACCTGCAATTACAGGCCCATTAACCGTATCTGTTGGAGCAGCAGGTGCAGGTGGACCAGCTCCCGCAACTCCTGGCACTATAACAGCAGGAACATCAGGAGGTACATCAAGTTTTGGCCCCTTAGTAAGTGCAACTGGTGGTGTTAGGGGTACTGCTACAGCAGGTGCGGCTGGCTCATTTACAACAATTCCGCAAGGGTTAGGATTTAAAGGATTACCTGGAGGTGCTGGCGGTACTCCAACTGCAGGCTCAAGTTCAAGCGTTGGTTGGGGAGGGAACTCTTTTCAAAATTGGGGGTTTGGCGGTCTAAGGGGAAGTAACGTTCCTGGTGTTGATGGTACTGGTTATGGAGCTGGTGGTGGTGGTGGTTCATCAGGTGGCGCTCCTACCCCAGCTTCTGGTGGCGATGGAACAAGAGGATTTGTAATTGTTGAGGAGTTTTATTGATGAAAGCACTTATTTCCCCTGAAGAACTAAGCGAAACTGGTTATCGTGTGGCTCAAGTTGAGTTACAAGAATTTGAAGTTGCATCACCATTATTTTGGGTTACATGTTCAAATGATGTTGTTGCAGATGGTTTTTGGTATGACCCCTCTGATCAAACAATAAAACCTATAGTAATAAATAAATAAACACAATCAAATAAATCGGAAATTTATGAATACACCCTTAATTCAGTTTGCACAAGAGAAGTATGTGCATTTGAAAAACTTTTTAGATATTACTAATTGTAATGAATTAACTAATGAATTAAAACTATTAGTTAATAATGGAGTTACTGTTAAAGATTCACAATGCCCAACATCAGAAGCAATTCATGGTGCAATGGTATTTGATAAGCTCCTTGTTGATTTGCTTCCGCATTTTGAAAAGGCATCAGGCAAAAAACTCTATCCTACTTACAGCTATGCTCGATTATACAAAACTGGTGAAAAGCTAAAAATTCATACTGATAGGGAATCTTGCGAAATTAGTGCAACTATTACCTTAGGTTTTGATGGTGAAGCGTGGCCTATTTATATGGGCGATGAAGAAGAAAAAAATGCTTCTAAGATTACTATGAATGTGGGGGATGCTGTTCTTTATCGTGGTATGGAAAAACATCATTGGCGTAAAAAATTTAAAGGTAATTGGCAAGCTCAAGTTTTTTTGCATTACGTTGATGCTGATGGCCCACATAAAGAATGGAAATTTGACAAACGTCAAAGTTTAAATTTACCTAACCAAGCAAATCAAGAGCTTCAGCAAGTTGTTTACACAGATATTCTTACAAAAGAAGCTTGTGATTCTTTAATTAAATTGTACACAAAAATTGAGGTACCTAAAGAATTACCTGTTATTGGTACAGGTGATGGTGTTGTTGATACTTCTATTCGTAATGTAGAACGAGTTATTCTACCCACTTATAAAGATATTGGCGGTCGATTAGCTGCAGCAGGATTATCAGCAAACTATCAAGCATGGAAATTTGATATTACACATGCTAATCAAGCTGAATTTTTAATTTATCCTGCTGGTGGACGATACAAGTCTCATGTAGATACTTTCTTGTCTCATGGGGATGACTGTCGTAAACTTACTGTGTTAGCTTTCCTTAATGACGATTTTAAGGGTGGAAAATTCTATTTACAAAATGGTCATGAACGGTATTACCCTCCTCAATCTAAAGGTACTGTATTAGTATTCCCAAGCTTTATTATGCACGGTGTAGAAGATGTAGAAGAAGGAACAAGATATTCAGTAGTGTGTTGGATAGTAGGAAAATTTTTTAAATAAGGACAAATATGGAAGTAGTAATGTTACCCCCAGAATTAGTTCTAAAACACTGGTTTACTATTTCCAGTCTATTAGAAAAAGCATTAGACAGAGGTCAAGATGAATCTACTTTAACTGACCATATGCGTAATATACTTAATGGTATTACGCATTGTTGGATAGTAGGTGATGACAATCATAATATCATTAGTGCTGGTTTAACAAAAATAAATCAATATGCACAATACAAAACACTTCATATTATAGCTTTTTCATCTATAAATAATCTTGAAGAACAATCAAAACTATTCTCCACTGTAGAAGAGTTTGCAAAACAGATGGGCTGTAAAGCTATTGAACAGTGGGGAAGACCAGGATGGGCAAAACATTTACCCAAGTATGTTCCTGGTTTTAAACAAGCATACGTAGTTATGAAAAAAGATTTATAAGGAACATATAATGGCGAATTATGATAAAGTTACAACAGGGAATATCCCAGACGAATTTATACCGTATATAAAAAAAGCAGTAAATACTGCAGAAAGTGTTTATAATAGTGGCGACTTAAACAAAGTAGCAGGTGTTAGTAATCTTCAAAAGAAAGCTTGGGGATCAGGCGCATCTGGTCTTGAAAGTACTGTTGCAGGTAATAAAGAAACATTAGAAGAGCAACGTGCTCGATTGCAACAAATGGCTATGACGGGTGGAGCTAATGAGCTTCAAGATGCTTTAGCTTTAGATGTTGGTATGGGTAATGCAGCTATTGGTAATCAATATGGTGCATCAGGAACATTAGGTTCATACAGACAAAACTTGGCTAGTGCAACTTCTGAAGATGCTGCTAAGGCTAAATTTGCTCAACAAGTAATTTCTAATAAGTCTGCTGCAGAAAAAGCGCTTGTTGATAATGCTTCTGGTATGTCTGCTGATGCAACTAATTTGATTAAAACATTAGAGTCAAGTGGTAGTCAACAACGAAGTGTTGAACAACAAGAGTTAGATTCAACATGGCAAGGGCTACAACGTTATGCTTCTACTGTGTTTGGTAATCCCGCAAGACAATCTACTCAATTAATTCAAAATAGTAATTTTGGTAGTGGAGGTAAATAATGACTATGAATGATCCTTGGGATTGGTCTGAAAAACAACAACAAGTACAGGTAGTCGCTCCATTATCAAATGTAGTTACACCATTACCAGCAAGTAATGAAAGAGGAGATCCTACTCAAATTCTTACCATGCAACCTACGCAAGCTGAATTACAAGCTGAAAGAGATAACCAACAAATGCGTAGCATGGCTATCAATAAAGGTGCTGAAAAAGGTGGTGAGTATCTTTATAACAAAGTAATTAAACCACCATTAGCTACTCCTGCACCTGTAGAAATAGTTCCTGTAGTAGAACAAAGCGTATTATCTTCTTACCCAACAGTTGCTACATCTGCTGGTAGTTTAGCAGGAGTAGGGACTCAAGCTATTGCTCCTATGGCAGTAGAAGCATCTGTTGCTCCACTTGCAAGTACTGCTGCGGCTGGTGCTGAAGCAGGTGCTCTTGCGGGTATGGGGCCAATTGGTTGGGGTATAGGTGCATTAATGTTAGCTAAGTCAATGAAATGGATTTAAAATGGGACCACTATCTGCTAAACAACACAGAGAGTACTTAAAGTTTTCTGCACAAGAAGCCAGAGAAACAGCTAAAATGGAACGGGAAGAAGCCCGTAAACAACAACTACATGAAATTAAACTTGTAGAAGCTGCTGGTAAAGTTGGACAAGCTTTGGGTCATAAAGAAGACGTTCACAAATATAAGATGGGTACTTTAGGTGCTCCATTAAAACCTAAAACACCTAATCCACTAGCTGGAACAGACTTGTTTCAACGTGGTCAACATATGCTACCATATCAAGCAGAAGATGCTGCTAAAGCTAGAAAAGCTGCTAAACAAAACACAGATACAGTACCTGCTATGTTAACTCCTGGTGAAGCTGTTATCCCTAGACCTGCTGCTCAAGACCCTAAGAATAAACCTATTATTAAACGTATGGTTCAAGAAGGTAGAAAAGCTAACAGAAAAGGTTATCGTGATGGCTCAGTTAATATTGTTAACTCAGATGTTATTCCTAGTAGAGTACAACAAGCTGCTGGATATAACGAAGGTACTATTCAAGTACCAGTACCATCATTAGCATATCGTCATCCTGACGTTCCTGGATCTTCTTTTGCAGATGGTACTGAAGAAGTTCGTAATTTTAGTAGAGGTAGTTCAGCTAGCTATCATTTTGAAGAGGGTACTGAAGAAGTACCTACGCCATTAGATATGCCTAACGTAATGGAACAAGCCTTACCTAGCCCTGTTGTTGAGCCACCTGCAGTACCTGTAGTTGCTACTGCTCCTACACAAGATGTTGTATTTGCTTTACCTGCTGATCAAGTTGCTGATCCAAGATTATTAACTGATGTTAAACCTGTTGCAGCAACATCTAATCAAGTAAACAGAGTATTTATGCCAAGTACTTCTTTGTTAAATGCTCAAGTACAATCAGAATCTAAAGGCCGTCATCTTGATGAAGAAGGATTTTTAACTAAATCCCCTAAAGGTGCATTAGGTATTTCTCAAATAATGCCTAAAACAGGTGTAAAACCTGGGTATGGTGTAGCTCCTTTAAAAGATAATTCTGAAGCAGAATACTTAAGGTTCCAAAAAGACTACATGACTGCAATGCTTAAGGAATACCAAGGAGATGAGGAAAAAGCATTAGCTGCTTATAATCATGGTCCAGGTAGAGTAAATAAATTAATTGCTCAACATAAAGATAAATGGAAAGATAATTTACCACAAGAAACAAAAAAGTATTTAGCTGAAACATTGTCTCGTAGAGATCAATTAGAAACTAAATCTAAAAAGGAATTTCCTAAAATTGTTAAACCTATTGTAATAGACCCTAATGCAGATGTACGTAAAAACTTAGCAACACGTATGGATGTAGATGAAGCAGGTGTACCATTACAACGTAATACACAAACAATAGAAGAAGCTAATCCACCTGTTGTTATTCCTAAGAGCATGAGAAACTTAGAAAAAACTTCTCCAGGGTCTAGTCAACAAACAATAGAAGAAGCTAATCCACCTGTTGTTATTCCTAAAAGCATGAAAGATCTTGAGGGCCCAGTTGAGGTCTTACCAGAAGAAAAGAATAAAATTGTTTCTCTTTTTAGTGAAGATAAAGACAAGGCTATAGCTAACATTGCTAGAGATAATGAGTTAGAGCTTGAAAGGTTACGCAATAAAGTTACTAGCACAGAAAGTGATCCTGAACAACAAAAATCAATACTTACTAGATTTATTGAAAACATTTATGGTAAGACTGGTTTATTTAACGAAAAAGATTTAGCTAGGTTTGCTGTTGTTGCTGCTGGTGGATTGTTAACTGGTGGTTCTGTAAATGGTTCACTTAGATATGCTTCTCGTGATGCATTACAATCTTCTGATGTTAGACGTTCTGCTGAAGCTGCTCAAGCATCTAAATTAGATTCAGAAAATAGAGCTTATGAGCGTCAAAAAGAATTAAAACAAATTGAATTAGGTGTTACCAATGTTAGAGAAAGACAAAAGGAAACTAAAGCTTATTTTAATAAGACAGTTGATGAGTACGAAAAAGAAGGTAGATTAACTCCTGCAAATGCATCGTTGTTACGTAAAGCAATATACAATGGTAACTATAGTGCAGTTGAAAAAGCGTTAGATGATCCTGGTACTTATGGTACTGACCTCTTTAAAGCAGGTATTCCACAAGGTACTAAACCAGTAACTATTGTAGAAGACGGTCATACTACAAGTAGACCTGCTTACAAAGATGAAAGTGGTAATTATATTGTATTTGATACTGATGCAAAAGGAATTAAAGTACCTAGAGTAATTAGTCGTAAAAATCAAAGAGAAGTAAGTGATACCACTAACGTAGCAACACAAAATGAAAGTAGATTTAAAGATAATCTTTTAGCTAGTCAATACTTTAGACAAGATAAAAAGACAAATGCAACACCTTTTGATTTATCTGCTCAAGAGGTAATTTCTCAATTAAATACTTGGCAACAAGAACAAAGACGCTTAGGTTTACCCGATGATTACTCTCGATTTGCTAATCAAATTAATGATGGTTTAAATAGAGCACTTAAATCTGGAGAAAGAAAACCTGATATTACTAAGATGTTATATTTAGCTACTATTAATACTACAGTGTTTGATGACAATAACAAAATGACTGTTAACAATAATCAACTTGATTCTGAAATTAACGGTAAGTCAATTCCTACTTCTAAAATTGGAGAAATGGTTAAA